AAATAGTAAAGGGTTATATGACCGCATACTTAATGGTGAGAGAGAAGTTTCAGACCTTGAAGTGTTGTGTAGAATATGTAATGCAAAAGATCACCTCTTTCGTAAAGACAATTTTAATGGAAACAGGTTCACTATTGTTTGGAAGTAACACAGACGTAATAGTACAAAGATATGTAGACTACACAGGGAACGAGAACATTAAACTTAATGGAGAAGATATTATATGGAAGAAAACAGAGAAAATCCTAAAATAGCAGGAATTAAACAGGAAAGAAACCCTGACGGAACATTTCTAAAGGGTGTTTCTGGCAATCCTGCTGGCAGACCTGTTGGCTCTTTAGACTTTAAAACTAAGTTTGAAATCTTTTTAGATAAATTAGCAAAGCAGAACAATATGTCTCCTCAAGAAATAGACGAGCAACTATTTGCTGTAGCCTATAAGAAAGCAAAGGAAGGTGACTATCAATTCTGGAAAGATGTACACGACAGAATATATGGGAAACCATTACAAAGTATAGACCACACAACTAAAGGTAAGGAAATGCCTCAACCATTACTATATGCCCTATTTAATAACGACAGCAACGAAACAAGTAGCGAGCCTATCCAAGAAGATTAGAGCCATTCAAGGTGGTACTTCTGCTTCTAAGACTATATCTATTCTTTTGTATTTAATTCATAGATGTCAGTCAGATACTACACCAACACTCACTTCTGTAATATCAGAGTCTATACCTCACTTAAAACGTGGGGCTATGCGTGATTTTAAAAACATAATGATAGACCATAAATACTGGGTAGATGACAGATGGAATGTATCAGACAAAACCTATACTTTTGAAACAGGAAGTAAACTAGAGTTCTTTAGTGCTGATAGTGCTGATAAATTAAGAGGTGCTAGACGTGATAGAGGATTTATAAACGAAGCAAACAATATATCACTAGACGCTTTTGACCAAATTGAAGTGCGTACAAAAGAGTTTATCTTCCTAGACTGGAACCCAACAAATGAGTTCTGGTTTTATACTGATGTACTTAATAAACGTGACGATGTAGAACACTTAATACTTACTTATAAACAAAACGAAGCACTCTCGCCTGAGATTGTTCACGCTATTGAGTCTCGTAAAGGACGTAAAGGGTGGTGGCAAGTATACGGACTAGGACAACTAGGAGAAGTAGAAGGAAAAATATACAAGGATTGGGCTATTATTGATGAAATACCACACGAAGCACGATTAGAACGATATGGACTAGACTTTGGATATTCTAACGACCCAACAGCGATTGTTGCGATATATAAATACAATGGAGGTTATATATGGGACGAGGTACTGTATCAAAAAGGTTATTCTAATAAAAGAATTGCTGATGTATTACTTAATCAAGAATTAAAAGCTTTAGTTGTTGCTGATAGTGCAGAGCCTAAGAGTATTGATGAGATAGCAATCTATGGAGTAAACATAACACCTGCTAATAAAGGAAAGGATAGTGTTAATCACGGAATACAACTCGTACAAGACCAACGTATATCTATAACTAAACGCTCGGTAAACATTATTAAAGAATATCGTAACTACCTTTGGAAGATAGATAAAGACGGAAAGATCCTAGACGTACCAGAAGGAGGATTTGACCACACGCTAGACGCTGGACGATATGCTATGGAGACTATGAATATAGAAACACGTCTTTCTCCTATGGAAGAATATATGTTAGCACAGGCTAGAAGAAACAGCGGTACTAACTTCTCACGATAAATCCGACCATATAACATAATATAATTTGTTTAATGGATAACTATAAAATATACACTTATTTAAACGATTTACAAGAAAGTTATAAAGAGTCTACTCAACGTGTAGACGGTCTAGTACGCAATCCTAAAGATATAATCAGAACGATTGAGTTTTATACTTCTAATCAATACATATCAGGTAACACAGACGCTCTAGGACGTGAAAAACCTTTTTATAATGTATGTAATTATCGTGTAACAGTTGCAAAAACAGCAACTGATTTAGACGTTAAAGACATTAAGTTTGAACCAGATGAACTAAAGTATTCTGTTCAAGCAATGCTATTTAATCACGAACTATACAAGTATCTCAAAGAGAGTAACTTCTCACTAACTTTAAATGATATGGGAGTAACACGTCCTAAATATGGAGGTGTACTTGTTAAAAAGACAGAAACAAACGGTAAACTAGATATTGGTGTAGTAGATTGGGTAAACGTAGACTTTGACCCTGGAGATGTTCTTGGAGGTGCTATTATAGAAACATTTTATCTACAACCATCAGAACTCGCAGGCAAGGTTGGTACTTGGTACAACGTAGAAGACGTACTAGAAGCACACGCTAAGGCTAATAAAAACAAACCAGCGAAAGTTGAGATTAAAGAAGTATCAGGAGAATTTCCTATAAGTTTCTACCCAGAGAACGAAGACAACACAGACTTCAAAGACACAGGAGAATACAAGAGAATGTGTTTCTATGTTGCGTGTATTGGTAAGAAGAAATACCTTTTGTACTATGAAATGGAAAAGCAAAGTCGTTATAAGTATCTAGCGTGGGAGAAAGTAGGACTAGGACTTGGACGTGGAGTTGTAGAAGACGGATTTGAAAGTCAAGTATGGGTAAATGACGCAATGATTTCAATGAAGAACGCTATGGAACTTTCAGGTAAAGTAATTCTAGCAACAGACTCACAGAAAGTATCAGGTAATGCTATTACAGGCGTAGACAATGGGCATATCTTTGAACTAGAACAAGGACGCTCAATCACTTCACTTAACTTACAGGCTTCATCACTCCCTCAATTCCAAAACATTATTGAACTTTGGAACCAACAATATGACCGTGTAGCCTCTACTTTTGACGCTAACACAGGAGAAGCACCAACAGCTGGTACACCATATTCACAAACAGCACTCCTTAACCAAGTTGCTAACAGTCCATTTGAATATAGACGAGAAGAATGGGGTATTTTCTTAAATGAAATATTAAATGATTGGATATTACCTTTCCTTAAGAAGAAAATTAAGAAAGAACACTACTTAACAAGTGAATTTGATGGAGATGATTTAGATATTATTGACGAGTCTATCGCTAACTATGAAAGTAATAAAGAACTCTTCAAAATGGTAATGAATGACCAAGAAGTAAACCCACAAATGCAACAAGACTTGATAGCAGGTATTCGTGCAGAACTTAGTAAAGGTGGTAAGAAGCGTGAAGTTAAAATCCCAGAAGGATACTTAGACGTAGAAGGTAAAATCACAGCAAACATTACAGGAGAACTCAAGAACAAAGCAGCAATCCTAACTTCACTTGATAGCCTATTTAAGACAGTTGTATCTACATTTAATCCTAATACAGGACAATATGCAGCACTACAAGACCCAACACTATCTAAACTATTCGGAAGTATCGTAGAAATGTCAGGTGTACCACTATCATCTTCACAACTAGCCTCAAAGCCAACACAAGCAGCACCAGCGACACCAGATTTATCAGCAATTCAACCAATAGCATAATATGGAAAGAGTACGCAAATTTAACGGAGATAAAGCAACTAAAGAAGACTTAAAAGAATACTTTATTCAAGTAATACAAATAGAAGCCGTAGACCGTCTATTTAATGGGAAAGATGTATCATACATCAAAGACGCCAAAGACTTAATAGATAAATGTTTTGATCAAATGGATTTAGATTTTAAGGTACAACAAGACAATGCAACCCACACAAACAAAGCAAGATAAATATATTAAACGTACACTAAAAGACCTTAGAGAAAGGGAACGTCTTTTAATGCAATACGGAGGAATATTTAGACATAACATAAATGAGTTCGCCAAAATGTTGCCTAAACTTAATAAGAAAAGAAAAAACTTCTCAAGATAAATAAATCCGACCATTTGACAATATATAATTATTACATAGCAACGAGAGACTGCATAAACTCTCATAACGCCAGTCGCGAGGCATAATCCGATAAACAACAATGTCTGAAATAGACGAACAGGTATTAGCAGCCACAAACGCTAACGAGGAACTAGAACTCGAAATGGAACTAGACAACACTGATGATGTTGATACTCTTACGGAGGAAATAGAGAAGAAAAATAACTTCGCTAGACAAGCCCTCGCTAGAGCAAAGAAA